AATACTCCCCGCACTCCTCTAATAGCTCTAACGTGGCCATATTTGGCTCTAGAGCGGTAGTAAACAAACTTGCTAAGAGTGTGTACACAACTACGCAATTAGCTATCATTGTAACCATAATTCTTAATGTCAAAAAGAAAATTGTTTGGTTTATTTTTTTCAACTTTTATAAATATACAAGGGAAGCCAAACCAATCTTTGACCCAATAAAATGCAAAGCCTGTAATACCATATCCATTATCGTTTATGTATTTAACTCTTTTTTCAGTTAAGTTATGTGCTGCTAAAATATAACCAAATCCCTTGTTTGTAATATTAATAGTATGTTCTAATACATCATTAATTTTACTAAATGGTGGATTAGTTATAATCCAATCAACTTTATTGTTATATTTAAAAAAATCTTTATTGTAAGGTTGTTCAATTTCAGTAAATTCTTTTTTAACATAACTTGGATAGTTATTATAAAATATTCCTTGACCATAAAAAGCGTCTAAAACTATATCATCTTTTTCTAATGTAAAGCTGTTAATACAGTTTTTCGCTAATTCTTTTGGTGTATAAATAATATCATTTGGGTTGTCTTTTGAATTTTTTAAGCTTTTACTTATCATTAGCCCACTCACTTAGTTCTTTATTGTTTAGCATTTGTTTTATGTCGTCTGCTGATTTATCTTTTACACCGTTTAAAAGCTCTGTATGGTTAAGTATGCTATTTATCGTGGTGTATTTCTCACCATAAGTTAAAGCTACATTCTGCACCAACAAAGGTATCTCATCAGGTGCTATCTCTGCTTCAAATAGCTGCTTAGCAGTGTTGTATATCTGCCCCCACTTGTTTCTGGTGATGTTATCTAAATTAAATGCTTTTACTAGCATATCAACATAAACTGTTTGTATATCTTTACTGTAAAATGGTGTTTCTTTAACAGAAGTTGAAAAATCTTGATTTTTCTTACTTATAGTTATATTAGTATAGTTATTATTAGGTATAGTTTGTGGCTCATCTATGACCCTAGGGTTAGGGTCATTTTTGACCTTAGGTAGGGTTATATTTGACCCTAGCCCCTCTAATTTTATGTCATTTTCATCAAAGATAAGTTCATAAATATTACTTGTATTTTTACCATCTTCAGTTTTTCTAACGGTTCTAATAACAATACCTTTATCAATAAGTCCCTTAAGTCCTCTTTTAGCTGTTTCACGACTTATATCCATATCTTTAGCTAATTGACTGATACTTGGGTAGCAAGTATTAGTTTCATTGTTTTTATATTTACCTAGGGCAAAATACATTGATATTTCTCTTGCATTACAATATTTAGCTAGCCAATTAGGTATTATTACAAATTTAGTCTTTTGTATTACTCTATCAGTCATTACTTCATCTCCATTTCGCCTTGTTTCCAACCTGCGTCTTTCGCAGTCTTGTAGTCCATTTCTACAAATTTTTCCATATTTGACATATCCCAACTTAGTAAATTGTTTTCTCTATAAAGCCTTACACGTGTGTAAAAGATAGCTTCATCTGCACTATTCCAACCATTTAAATTAAGGTACTGTCTAAAGCTACTTGGTTTATCTGCAATAAGCTCTTGTTTATGTTTTTGTGTTTTAGCCTGGTCTATTCTTTGTTTAAGTTGTTCAAAGTATATTTCTTTACAGCGTTTTTTTAATTTAGGCCAACTGAAGAATTCACTACCTTGGTCTAACTGTTCTACTGCTGCTTGTCCTATAATCTCATCATTAAAATGACTAAAATCTTCATACAGACTTTTAAGTTGATTAGGGTCATTCTTAACACTTGGCCAACGCATACTTATCCAATTAGTCCAGTAAATAAATTCTTCTTTACTTAATGTTTTAACTGCTAGTTCGGTCATAGTTCACTCCTTTTAGATACGTGGGACAGTTTATACCGTCCCTTGTATCTCTATATTAGTACTTTTTTAAAACGGTGCTTCGTTGTCTGCAAAATTATCTTTTGCTTGTGGTTTTGCACCTGCATTAAACGCAAGTTCTGCGTTATTAAATTCGTCTGCATTCCAACTACTCCAAGGCCACCCTTTGCCTGTGTCACAACCACCTTTATTAGAACATTTCCATAATGGTTGTTTGTCTTTAGCTGTTTGTCTATTGTCATAGACTTTGCTGTTACATTCAGGACACTGAGGTTCAAACTTACCCTTACCGCCCATGTGTACAACGTCATTCGTTTCTGAAACAGCTTTTTCTTCTGTTTCAAAGACTTCGTGTGCTGCGTTAATTGTTCCAGTTAGTAAATAGTCATAAAACTTATCACTAATAACAATTATTTTCTCTGCTTGTGCTGATATATCTCCATCAACATCAAACTTATCTTTAGCTACATCAACTGCTGCTTTAAGAGCAACTGATTTAGCTATGCTTCTACTTGTATCAGACATACTAATTTCCTTTCTATTCTGTCTTTAACTTGAAATCAGAGCTTAACATTTCACTCTGACAATTTCTACAATCGACTGAGTACCACCCTAAGTGATATGCAGTTATTTCGTAACCGCAAACAGTACAATTATGAAAATATAATTTTGTTTTAGTTTCCATAAAATATGTTTTCTTTACTTAACACTTCGCCATTATGTAATCTTGTAATAAAGTCAAACTGCTTTTTATAATCTTGGTTATTTTTGTCGTCATAAAAGCCCAAGACATTAATACCAATTATGACTAATACTATAAATAATAAAAATATCATTACTTCACTCCCTCTGTTTTACTTATTTGCTTAATAAAAAAGTATGTTGCAATAACTAATACCATACCTGCTATTTGTGCAAATGGTATAAAACTTGTAAACATAAAAGCTGATATATCACCACTTGGTGCATACCACGCTTTCATTAGTTCATAATTATTGTTTGTTGTGTACAGTAGTAATTCTTCTACTGTGTCAAAGTATACGTATTTCATCTTTCACTCCTTTTTTTTTAATAGTACTATAAATTTATTTTTTTGTTAGGTCTGTTTAATAATTTTTGTTCCATAATCTTATCCCATACTTCTTTGTCGTGTCCGTACATTGTCTTGAATGGCATATTCCTACGTTTAACATCTGCTTTTCTAGTATGGTAACTATGCCTAATAAACGTCATTGGTGTTTCTTCTATATTTTCTTTTCTCTTAGCTAAATCTCTTTTTATTCTTTTGGGAAGCTCAGCTTTACTATGTCTTCTTTTAGAATTTTTAAGTCTTTGCTTTGCTCTTGACTTGTCGTTAGTCCAATAATATATTGTTGACTTAGATACTTTAAAATGTTCTGCAATCTCTCTTTGAGAAAATCCTAATTTCTTTAACTCTCTCATATCAAGAATATCTTGCTCGGTAACTTTGTATCTGTAATCAGTCATACCGTCAATTTTCATATTACAGTTCCCTCATTTCGTTTACTGTTTCTATGTAAGTATCTGTATTACCATATCTACGTTCAACAATTATTTTTACAATTTTTAAACCGTTATGGTCATAAGCGTTTTTAAAATAACGAACATCATCATCACTGTCAGTTTCTATGACTTCTTTAGGGAACTCTCTCCACTCGTCACTAGGTCTATTAACGTCTTGTGTGATTATTGTTATTATGTATTCTTTCATTTTCTTCTCCAATTTTTTCTTATGTAATAATTATATAATAAATAAATTAATTATGTGATAAAAAAATAAAAAAAATGACACACATACTATATGTTGTGCTACTATATATTGTATCTTAATCATTTCACTCCAATTTAATGAAAGATACCCTGTAAGCCCCTCTCATGTAGAGGGGTTTACTTTATGTAGTTTGATTAGAGCTAGTGAATACAGCTTGCACAACTAAGCGTTCAGCTGCACTATATTTTGGGTGACAGGTTGTCAGTGTTAACATCATCTCAGGTGTAGTAGGGTCTTCAAAAATAAAAACATCATTAGGTTGTATAACAAAAACATTAGTGACTGCGTACTCAATCCAAATTGTCTTCGTGTCATTCCATAAAGTAATCTTGTCACCTGCTACTAACTTATCTAAGTCCATAAACGGTGCTAAGTATGTTGTTCTATGACCTGCAATAGCTGTATTAGAATACTCTTTAAAATAAAATGGATTTTCTGTAGCTTGGTAATGTCCTACTCCAGTTTGTAAAAAGTCTAAATCAGTACCCTCAAATATTGATGTACTTACTCCTAAGATATCTATATCAAGTGTGCCAATAAGTTTACCAAGAGGTATGTAGGGCGTTCTTAGTTCAGTATCATCTGTAAATTTTATGACTGGTGTCATAGGTATTGTCGTAGTAGTAGTTTGTGTAACAACTTGCGGTACAGTCGTAGTAGTTGTATCTGCAAGCTGAGGTACGTCCGTTTGAATAATAGGATTGATTGCAATATTACTATACCCAAAATGTTGCCAAGCTAAAAAAGATAGACCTACAAATGAAATAATAAAAGCGGTAAGGCCTAATAAAAGTCCTAAACTGTCTTTTTTCTTTTTCTTGAATTTTTCCTCGTGCAAATCATTAAGTATTGATAAAAATATCAAATCTGCAATATCTTGTTTGTGTTTGTCCATTAGTCATTTTTTCTTTTATTCCTACCCAAGAATAATGCTGATGAAACTCCTGAAATGCTTAACAACGCTAATGGTAAGTTAGTACCTGTAGTCGTTGTTGTAGTTGTTGGACAATCTAAAGTCATCTGTGTAAGTGTTGAAGTGTTTAATGTTGCAGAACTATCTGAAGCCTCTCTATATTTTATAGTCCATATAAACGGATTGTTATTCATTAACTTTTGTGTTGAGGTAAATGTATAGCTTGCGTTAGCAGGAATGTTAATTGTCTGTAGGTAACTTGTATTAGAGCCATTGTAACTGTAAGTAGCTTCTACATAAAGAGTTACAGCATTACTGTTAGTAACAGTTGCATAAGCTGTAGCACAACCACTTCCATCTACCAATGTTGGGTTAGTTACATCATTTAACCCTTGAATAATATTAATAGTGTATGTAGGACAATTGACTGTATATGAAGTTATCCCCTCTATTGCACCTGATAAACCACTTAAAGATGTAGCATATTTATAAATAGTATCTACAACGCTATTGTGTGCCTTAGCGCCAGTTGAGTTTATGGTTAGTGTAGAGTTAGCAGCTATCTCTTGATTAAATGAAGATAAGGCTACGTTTCCGCCATTAATAGAAGCTGTTAATTCTATAAAGATTGAAAAATTGTTGTTGTTTGTAACTGTCCAAGTAAGAGGCGATGTACCATCTTGATAACAACCTGCTTCTGTAACTGCTATTGTTGGTGCAGTTAAGTTTATGTTTGTACTTGTAAAATTAACATCATTACAACTTGCACCATCTGTGTTAGCACTTTGTGCAATAGTATACCCTACAACAAAATAAGATGTGCTTTGACTTAATGTCAGCGTAAAGTTTTGATTGCTGTTGTTTTCATTTAAAAAGATTTTGTCATTAAATACTGATACACCACCGAAATCATTAGTTCCTGAAACATTTATGCTTTCTGAATAAAGAGTAACACTCATACTTTCAGAGGAAGTTCCTTGATTAAAGATTGCAATAGAGCCAAGTATTAATCTGTTGTTTTCATTATCAAAACCTACAATATCAGCTCTTTGTCCGTTAGGTAAAGTATGATTATAAGTAGATGGTAGGTAGCCAAAGTCTTTAGCCTTTCTTAATAATGCACCTGAAGTATTATCAATGACATTAACTAAAGCATTTTTTGCAATAGTTCCATCAGAGGCAAACCTAACAAAAGACATTCCAGACATTCCTTTACCTACTAGATAATATTTATTATTGTTATTGTGAAAGATTGTTGCTGCATTGTAATCATTACCACCAAGTAATCCTAAAAATTCAGGACTACCACCAGGGCTAATTTGATATAAAAAGTTTGCTTTATTGTTGTCTTTTTTAACTACATAACCAAAACCATCTTTATCTAAAGCAAATGAGTTAGCTTCTTCACCACTATGATTGGAGTTAAATTCATTTTCATTGTAGCTATCAACTAAAATCGGAGTACCTGTTGTAGTATTTTTATAAATATTTAATGTATTATTGCTGTAATCTGATTGATAGTTCCAACCATAACCATTAGTTGAACTGTAACATTCAAAAGCTGTTCCACCTGCATGGGCTTCTTGAGGAACGGTTAGTGTACCAACAAAGCCTGCAAATACAGTTGTTGATAAGATAATAGGCGCTAATACTCTAGATAGTGTTTGTTTTGTTTTTGTAATCATATAGAAATGATTATAACTTAGAATTAATTACAATTAAAATTCTTGATATTATGGTAAATCTTCTTCAGACCATTCTTCATCGTAATCAGACCAATAATAAGCCTGTTTAAACGTGTTTCTGTTCTCCCAATCGTAGTTATTTAGGTTTTTTAAGAAAGTACTAATTTCTTTAAATAATAAACCTAAAATAAATCCTACTAAATAATCCATAATTATTAATTATATAGATTGTGAACGAAATCACAAATTTATTTTATTAAATAGAATATTTTTGATTAGTATTTTTCATACTAAACCAAACGTTAACAAGTAGTTGAAGTATTAATCCAACGTGTACAGTCCAGTCCCAACAGTTAATATCTAGTGCTATAAGCTGCAACATACCTGCAAACAGTATTATTGATACCGCTGTTGTAGATAGTATTCTTTTATTTAAATCAAGTGTTATTGCTGAAACAACTTGTAATACACAAAAGAATACACCTAAGTTTAATAAAAATACAGGTGTCTTGGGTAACATTATGGCCGCAGAGTTTGTACTAAAAGTTTCAGCTGCTATAACGACACCTAGAACTACCTCGAATAACTCACTATCTGAATACTTTAATAAGTTAATGAAGTGTCTGTAACGCTTTTTAATGTTAATTTTTGTCATCATAACCTTTCATTATCAAGTCTTGTTTTTCATCTAACAAGTCGTCTATTCTTGTTTCTAAGTATTGTATTCGCTCTAGTAAGTCTGTTCTAAAGAGTTTTTGTCCACTATGGTCATTTGTATCTTGCCTGACCATAACTCTTTGGGAATAGAAAGACCACGCTGAACCACCGCTCAACGCACTAACTAAAGCAATAATTATTGTAGTGTATTCGTCCAACTTACCCTTGATATGTTTGTTTTGGAGTGTACTGCTCTAAAGCGTTTTGTAATGCTGAAAGACCTGCTACAAGTCCGCTGACAGAAGCGTTTGTTATAACATCAACTGATATAACGCCTGTTCCTGCTGCAACAAGTACACCAATAAAAGATTGTATAAAAGTTCTTGCAAACTTTACAGCTACAAACTTCCAATATTGTTTTGTTTCATTTTTTTTCATTATTTTCCTTTACTTAATTTATCGTATGCTATTTCTAAAAGTTTAGCGTAGGTAATAGCACCTACTTGTCCATCTGCTTCATAGAACCCTGTAAAGTATTTTATCTGAAATTGTATTACAACTTTTTCGGTTTTCTTTCCGTAAATACCATCTTCAACTAAGTTGCTGTCCATACAACTGTTTAACAACTTTTGTATTCTTACTATGTCTTTACCTTTATCACCAGTTTGCCAGTTACAAAAATCATCTTCTTTTTTAATAGTTTTTATATCTTCTTCTTTAACAGCGGTTAGTTTAGCTTTTATAAGTATATTCCACGCTTCGCCAGGACAAGTAGTTTTCTTAAAGTGATTATGTCCTAGTAAGTTTCCGTCTACTTGTTTCCATAACCATTTGACTGAGTTGACAGCAGCTTCACTTGGATAGTCGTTATTATTAGAGCCACCAAGCCAAACAACACTTAGATAGTTTTTATTGTTGTAGTTTGTTTCTTCTCTTGTGTTTCCGCCTTGGCTAGCACCTCTGTTGTAGTATCCTCTTATTTCGTAAATGTTACCGCTATCACCTACGGCAAAGTTGTACGCTGCGTCATTCCACTTACGTGTATTTTGATGTAAGTCTTGTATTTGTTGTAGCTGTTTAATCTCATCTTGTACTGTCTCTGCTTTTTTATAAGCACTCCAATGGACAACTAAACCTAATATTGTTTTACTTGGCCTTGCATACTTTTTCTTAGGTGGCTTAGCACCCCAAAACTCACGTGATTTTATTTCCATACGTTGTTTTCTCAAATCTTCCTTATATAGATTGCAAGGAATATTCTACTATGGATATTACAAGTTTATATATTCACGATATAGACCTAGTAAATTAGGTATGTACCTAGTTTGACTAGGTTGGTATGTTAGAACATTCCAGGAAACTCAACGTTGTGTTGCATTTCTTGTATTTCTTCTAGCTCATCAACAATTTCTTCTAGGTTTTGTATAGCTTCCTCTAGCTGTTCTGCCTTAGCACTTGCTTGTAGGTTTTCAGGCATATTGCCTAACCATTCTTCAAGCTCATCTTTAATGCTAGTAACATCGTCAATGTTAGCTGTTAGGTCTATAGCCTTGCTTAGTCTTGTTGCTCTGCTTTCGTATTTCGCCATTCTTCACTCCTTTATAATTAATACTTTATTATATAACATAATTTAACATTATGTGTTGAGTTTTAATAAATGTTTATATCTGACCATTTTCTAGGCTTGTTACTGTGCATAACAAACGTAGAGACACCATGCATACTTAACGCATTACCTCGTTCAGTCCACCATTGCTGTCCACTCATATCGTATGCGGCACAACCAACAAATAACCTAGTGTCGTGTTCAACACTAAAGTGATGGTGATAGTGTGCAGTTAACATTACATCTGTATCCCAAATATGTCCTTTAGATTTATTACTAGACATCTTTGTAAACCAGTTAATCATCTTTGCAGCTGCTATCTGACCGTTTGTAGCTTGGTGTCCGTGCGATATGCTTAGATATGTTTTAGGTAGCACTTCTGTTGTTACTGTTAGGTCGTTGTCAGGTATGTGCCACTTTAAATGGTCAAAGCCCTCTACACGTTCAAATATCTCCTGTACGCTCTCTAGTACTTCTATGTCAGCATTATCACCGAATGAAGTGTTAGCTTTACCGCCTTGTCTTCTTTCTCCGTGGTTTCCTGCACAACCGATTATCTCTACCTCTGCAAATAACGGCGCTAGTACTTCAACAGTCTTTGTTAGTAATCGACGTACAACACGCATTTGCTGACGATTGTCTAGCATTTGTTCAAACAATCCCATTGCATAAAAGTTATTAGAACAGTTTTCTACTAAGTCACCCATAGTACAGATGACTAGCTTCTCAATACCGTGTTTCTTTTTGAGTAACTTCACATCATTTTTGATAGCATAGATACTATTCATGTAACGCTCTACAACTTGTTCAGTATTCTTTTTACCTATCTGCAAGTCAGCAATACCGATGACTAGGCAACTATCGATAACATCTACTGATGTTGGTTTAACTGGTTTTCTTTTACCAATTTGTTTTACAACAGCGTCTACGTCACTATCAGGTATTGTTGTCTTTCTTGAATACAGGTTAGTTTTAAAATAATAGAACTTTTGTACACCATCTGCGGTGTTAGTGTCCCATATACGAAAGTTCACTGGCTCATCTTCTTTAATAAAGAACATTTCACTAGCGCCATCGCCTAACCATTCATCTATATATGCGTCCCAGTTAAGGTCTGCTTTATTCTTCAATGGCGGTGATGTAATAACTCCGCTTGTACCTTTCATATCAACCCCAGGCGAATAGCCTTTAGGGTGATTAGGTTTAGACTTATGTGTTTTTTTAGAGTTCTTTATCTTTATAAAGTCCTCGTATGATGAATTACTCATTATCGTAACTCTAAGTCATTCTCAGTTGCTATTCGTGCAACAATCTTGCGCAAGCCCTCTACAGACACTTCTTTTTTATCTAGTGCGTAGTACATATACTCCGCAATACTTAGATAACTAAAGTTAATATTATCGTGTGTATCTTCTTTTTCTAAACTCTTTTTTAAACAATCAATAATTATTTGTGTGTTTTCAGGATATCGTAACTCGTATTTCCTATATCTTTTAATCTTTGTTTGTTTCGCTTCAACGTAATCTTCAAAGTCCATTAGACACTCCTTATTATAATCCAATACATATACCAATAGTATAACCTATAACAAAGACAGTTTTACGTTTTATGAATTAATAATCAGCTTGTTCGTGTTTATAAGATAAATAACCTTGCAGTAGGTATCTGTATTCTGCTGTTGAATAAGTAATAGTATCACCATCATATAACCTATGGTGCATACGGCAAAGCATAGCAACGTTGTTGATGTCGTATTTACGTACTTTAGAGCCACCCATACCAATACCGTGAATGTGTGCCATTTCTAATGGGTCTTTTGTATTTACACATTTAGGCCATTCACAGTTGTTGTTGGCTCTTATTAATGCAATTTCTCGCATTTTTTGTAGTTCAGTCACTTACTCAGGCTTTGGGAAGTCAGCTTTGACTTTAGCTACGTGGTCAACCCAGGTAGTAGTGCCATTAGTTGCGTCTTTGAACTGCATATCCATTTGTTCTGACAGTGCGCCATAAGCTTCAACTCTTTTTTCAATGTAGCCAAATTCTTGCTCATTGAACTTAGAATTAGCTAAATCAGTTATAGCTTGGTCATAATCAGCATCTGTAAATTCAAGTCTTTCATTATTGACTTGCTTATACATTGGCTTAGCAGCTTCTATCTCTGCTGTTGCTTCTACTGTTAGTTCTTCTAATGTTGCCATAATTATCCTTTCTATCTTATCATACTTTATTTAATTACTTCTTTAAACCATATAAAGTGAATATTCCACTTGCTATGTTTTTACTTGATAAAAATTTGTACTCTATTCCATTATTTGCCTCAGCAGTTGTTTTAACTGCCCCACCTTGTTGTCCATAAAGTTGAGCGTCTGCATTTAAACTTGTATTTTCTAAAGTAATAAAACTGTACTCTGAGGAATTATTGAAGTTAAACAAATACATAATACTGTTAAAACTTTCACTTGTACCTGTCCCATCCATACCTGTACCACTTATAATAAATTCTGTTTGATTAGTACTTGACTTGTTTTGAAATGTACTATTAGCCCACAATCCTTTACTAGCATTGTCATAATTACTATCTGTTTGTGGTGTTCCACCTGTTAAAACTCTTGCTGTCAAGTTTGAATGACCACTTGTTGAAGCACTTTGGACATTATTTAACTTAACCATATACACATCATAAGAACTATCCCAATTACTAGCCCCTAAAGTAACACTTGCTACTGCTGATGTAACTATTTCTTCATCTATTTTTATTAAGCTACCTGCCATTATTTAACTCCATATATATTGATTGTTATGTTATCCCAACTACCTGAACTTGGAAAAATATTTATTCCTGTTATTTGTTCTGCTGATTTATGAACACCAATATATTTTGCACCTGCTAATCCACTACTAGCTTTTATTGATGATTGTCCATTATAAAATGTATAGCTTGAACTGTCATTTGGATTATATACAGTTGTTAAAAAACCACCCATATCAGCAGTTCCTGTGCCACCTGCAAAACCAAGCAAACTTTCATTTCCACCAGTAACTCTATTTTCTGCATAACTTGCATAAGAAGTTAAATCCATTTCTGCCCAATCATATTCAGCTGATGATATGACACTTCCACCACTATCTAAAAATCTAAGATAAGCATAAGCACCTGCTGTGCTATCTAACTTTGCTATAACAACTTGATACACATCATAATTTGCACTAAAACAATCTGTTACAGATAATGAACTAACAGAACTTCCACTAACTGATGTTATAAATTCTAAATTAGTAGCCATTATGAATATTCCTTTATGCCATATAGACTTGCTTTAAAGCCATACCAACCAACAGAATTTGTTCTTAGTATTTGTATATTGTTAAAACTTGAAGCAGTAGGAAGTACACCACTTCCAAAACTTGAAGCACAACCTACATAATTTGCTGCATTTCCAACCATTTGACTTGTTGCAAAAGTATATTTTGAACTATCTCCAATATTGTAAATATAAGCATAAGCATTTTCACCTCTATAAACATAACTACCTATTCTTATGGTGCTTTGTGAAGTTGACCTGTCCTCTGCAAAAGTTGTATTTAACATTTGTTGCCTTGCATATTGATAACCACTTGTTGTATAAGTACTATCATTACCAAATCTCAAACTAAGATATTGATACCCATTACTTTGCCCCTCACTAAAGGTTAAAAAGTGAACATTGTATTTGCTCTCTTGTATGCTTTCAAAATTTACTGTCATAATATCTGCACTACCACTTGTTGCAGTTTGAGTTTCAATTAATTCTAATTGTCCATAGTTAGTGTATTTATCTGCTCTTGTTAAATCATAAATATCTTTAGGTGTAAATATCCCTTTATTATTTCCAAAACTTTGTTCTGGTGCTTCTGGTATATATCCATATTCACTCATTTAAACCACCCTGTACAATGTAAAAGTTCCACCTGTAACATTTCCACTATTCCAATAAAATTTAACACCATCTCTTGCAGTACCAGCT